AATCTCGTCAGGACTAAACGTGCCGTCAACGACTGCGTAGTAAATACGATCTGGCTCATCGTCAAAAATAAGTTCGGCCGGATCGTCGGTAATCAGCCAATCGGCGAAGTCTTCGGCAACTTTACGCAAGTCGTCCGCGCTCTCTGCCGAAACCATGACGTCAATTTCTATCGTGCGAATATCCGTCTCGGTCGAATCTAAAAAGGCGCCCGGACGTCCTGGTATCGTTAAATAAGAACGTTTTACGGGCGCCCAATATTGACGTTTCTTTGCGATGGTTAATACGTAATCCTTGCGAACGGAGTTAAATGTAAATCCGTTTCCGAGTTCGAGCATTTAAAACCGCCCCTTTCTATCTTGTTTAAACGCCTGCACTTCCGTGACGTGAGGCTCGACTATTCGGCCGACTTCCCTCTCGTCCATAACTACGATAGCCGGACGACTTGCCACGCTTTCAATCGCCTTAATAAGCGAAGGATCCGTTTCCGCCACAACTTTTTGACGGCCTCCGTTAGTAATTCCTGCGTCAAGCATTCTAAATAAGTTCGCTTGTTGCGCCTCTGTAAGCACCATTTCATTGCGAAGTAAACGAACGTCTACTTCGTTATGATTCGGAGCATTGGCGAAAAATTGTGCTGCGTTTCCTCCGACGTGTAACTTCCGAGGGAATGTTCCGCCTGTATGACGATTGAAGTCCGGGTCAATTTTATTCCGCATCCAAGTACTACTCGTGTCTCCCCTCGTCTGAATGGTGACGGTTTTTGTAATCCCCTTACCTAACTCCGCATTCATAGCCGTAGCTTTTCCGGTAATCTCTTCAACGCGAGTCTTCGCAGTTTGAAGCCTTCCGATTTGCTGATCGATGGCAGAAACCGATTCTTTATACTCGGCAGTCATACGCTGCGCTGGCGTCGTATTTTTTTCGAGTTCAGCCTTTTGCGCCTTGAGCTTGCCGATTGCTCCGTCAATTGCTTGAAGTTCTTTACCCTTTTCAGACGTTAATCCTTCTTGCTTTATGACTATCTGCGCCATTTGCTGCCGTACATCTTCGAGTTTCTTTAGCTTTTCGCGAGTTTTTTCGAGTTCTGTGTCTGTGCCCTGGATAATACCTGCTTGCTTTTCTATCCGTTCTTGAGCTAGACCGACATCTGTTTTTGCAAGTCCGACCTTCGTTTGTTGTTGCTGAATTTCAGCGTCTGAATACTTCGAACGTTCCTTGAGCATATCGTTGAGGATTTTCTCCTCATCCTTCTGCTTAGTTATCGCATCTTTTCTCTTTCCGATAAGAGTCTGAAGATTTTCTTCTTCTTTCTTTCGGTCTTTTATTAGATTATTTTCTTTCTCTAATAATTCCTTGTATTCAGTTTCCTTTTTTAGTCTTTCTAAATCCAACTTATCGTAAAGGTCTTGCAGTTTTGCATTGTTGAATTCTTTCAATTTTTTGGTGTTTTCGAGGACTGCATTGCCCTGATCCGTTATCTTTTTCGTAGATTCAGGCACCTTTTTAATTAAATCATCATTCAAGCCGACCATATCCGAAAGTTCTTTATTCGATAAGCCGCTCTTATCTTGCAATTTTGCCATCTCATCTTTAAGCCTGGTGATAGCATACGGATCGCTGGTCCGCTTAAGTTCTGTTTGGATGTCAAGGTATCGAGCGAACTCATCATTAGTTAGTTTTGATTTCGATCTTAAAGCGTCGTACTTTTTAATGCTGTCGTCTAACGCATTAACCTCCTTGAATCCTGTCTCGATATTCTTGAGACGAGCCTTTTCCATTTCCTTATTCTTCACGACTATTCCTGCGATTGCGCCAGCCACTAACGCCAGTCCACCGATAGCAAAACCGACAGGCCCCATCGCCATCAATAACCCTCTCACCGCAAACGCAAGTCTGCCTAACCCACCAGCAGCCGCTAATATTCCGGCAACTGTCCCGCCAAATGATAGCCCTGCCTTCAAATTCGCAAGGTTTTTTGCAAGGTCAGTCAGTACCGGAAGAAAGTCCTCGCCTATTTCGATTCCGACGTTTTCGAGCGCGCCTTTGAATTCCTCTACTTTTCCTTTTAGCGTATTCATCTGTGTGTCGGCCACTTTCTTCGCAGTTCCTCCGCTATTTTTTAGCGCCTTTTCGAAGTCATTTAACTGTTGTGGCCCCGCGTCAATTAACGATAAAAAACCGCTGGCCGCTTCGGTGCCAACTAATTGCGACACTGTTGCCGCCTTTTGCGCCTGAGTCATCCCTTTTAACTTTTCGCCAAAATGTCCGAGTAAATCCGGCAATGACTTCATCTTACCTTGCGCATCCGTTACGCTAATTCCGAGTTTATCCATAAGTTTCTGCGATTCTTTCGACGGATTAATGAGCGCAAGCAAACTCGCTCGTAACGACGTGCCGGCCTCGCTTCCCTTAATACCTACGTTACTGAGTAGCCCGATTGCAGACGCCGTTTGTTCGAGGGATAGTCCGAGAGTCTTTGCGACTGGTCCGACATACTTCATAGCTTCTCCCAAATCCGGTATGCTACTGTTACTGCTATTCGCGGCTTGAGCCAATACATCCGCAACTTCTGCCGCTCTGCCTGCCTCAATACCGAATCCACTCATAATTGAAGTAGTAATCTCTGCCGCCGTGCCTAAATCCGTTTGTGCCGCCGCTGCTAAGTTAAGCAAGCCAGGCATAGTTTCAATAATCTTATTCGCGTCATATCCCGCAGAACCTAGATTGTACATCGCTTGCGAAACCTGGTCCGCACCAAACACGGAGTCCGCCGCCATTTTCTTCGCCGCATCAGTTAATTGCGCGAATTGATCGTCTGTCGAATTGGTTATCGCCTTGACTTTCGCCATGCTAGACTCGAAATTTGCTGCCGCTGTTACGGACGCGCCAAAAGCTGCTCCAACGGCCGCTCCAAGCCCCAATCCCGCGCGAGAAATGGTATCCATATCGTTACCTATTGACCGCGCAGTACGCCCGGTTTGCTCCATTTGACCGCGTGCATCACGCATCCCTCGGTTGAACTGATCGCTCTGAAGCACCAATCGTGCGCGTATTTCGCCCACATCTGCCATTCATTTTCCTCCTTTCTATCGTGCGTTCGTCATCGCTCGAAGCTCCTCGAACTTAGCACGGTCAAATTTATTCGATTGCTTTATGCCCATCTCCTTATTGAGTCCGGCGATATACTTCTTCTGCTCAGCGTCCTCCATAGCCCGATTATTCGTTGCGAGCGCCGTAAGCATTTCATTTAACAGATTCGCTGCGTCATGCTTCCGCTTAGCCTTCAGTAACGCCGGCAAGTCGACCATATAATAACCGATCTCTAATTCGACCTGCGAAACGCCAAGTATTATGGCGACATCAAGTAAAAAGTCATCTAGCGTAGTCTTTTCGCCTTCGTCCGCTACTGAACTTTCGGAAGAAGGCTCTTCACGTTTTTTGCGACGTCTTCCAAGCGATTGCGCTTGACTGTCCGGAATAAGTATTCGAACAACTCGTCAACGCCGACGTTTTCCTCGATATACTTGACGTCTAATCCGCTAAGCACCGATATGATTTGCGCCACCTCTTCAAACGCCAGGTCGAGCGCTGTAATTACGTAAGTATAAAAGTCCTCTTTTGGCGCAGATAATACCTGCACGATTAAGCCCGGCAATTTATCGACTGTCTCGAATAACTGCCGCCACTTTACGATGGTTAACTTTTCTATTTTCACACGCTTGTCGCCGAGATGCATTTCGTTCTCATTAAGCGTTGTAATTTTCGATTTAAAGCGATTAAACATAATCGCACCTCCGTTAAAAATAAAAGGCGAGCAACCCGAAGGAGCCCGCCGTCATTGTTATGGCGTAGTAGTATCGCCTAGAATGTAAAGCTCGCCGGTAGTCATATCCGGATAGCCTACGAAAGTAATATTTACAATACGCTCATTATCTGAATCATACGTGTACTCAGGATCAGCGATTGCGCCTGCTAACGGAATAGTAATCCAATCATTGGCCGTAGCACTTGCATCGGTCGGTTTAATTACGAGTTTCTTTGCTAAGGCAAGTAAGTCTGTGCCGGCTTGCGCTTTAACAACGAGCTTCTTCTTTTCGTTCGGTGCAGTGCCGCTCTTTGTGAAAGTTGAATTCGGAATAACCTTCGATAATTTTTCGAGGTCTTGTAATGCGAAAGGAACGGTTACTTCGCAAGTACGCCCTTTCATGATCGACTTAACCGGAGTGTCTCCGTATTGGTCGACGGTGATGTCTTGCTTATTAGTTGTCGCTTTAAACTGAATTCCGCCCTTTGTAATGTCGAAAGTAACAAGGTTTGCTGCTTCGTCAAACTCGACTTTCGCTGGGCCAATAGGTACGTTAATTCCCGCCATTTATTTTCCCTCCTCAAAATAAAAAAGCGCAGTCGCACCGTTAAGGCCGAACTACGCAATCAAAATTCATACTGTATATTGGTCGATTGTTATCGTCGTTTCCGATAAATAAAGGCACGCTATTCATCGCGCGCATAATCACGATTGACTCGTCGCCAATCATTACTCCTTGCAGATTCATCAGCGCTTCATGTAGCGCATAAGCTCGTGATTCCACTTCCGCAGGATCATTCGCCTTGCCTCGCACGAGTATTTGAAATGACGGCTGCTTCTTGCCGGTCCACTGGCTCGGAGGAAATCCGCCTGTCAGCTTCACGGTCGCACATACGTCAGGCGCCGACTTCGAAACCGGAAACGAGTTCGGATAATACGTGCCATCGACTCGCGCTTTAATGAACGATATTAATTCGAGTATTTTCACGTTTAATCACCTACCGCGTCTTTGATTTCTTCGGCTATCCACCGCATATACTTATCCGCTTCCCCTCTTAGTGGCCGCTCGAGGTATTTATTTCCGACCTCATAGCCGTCAGTACCAGGCGCCGCTGCCGACAATGGTCCGAGATTATAGTCGCCTTCGTGCATCTTAATGGCGTAATTGAATCGGTTGCCACCGCTGTTATCTACGGCACTGAATGATACTTCGCCGACTGTTTCGGTCGCTGATTGGCGCACGGTTGCGTGTCCTGACCGCCTCAAGTCGCTCGAGTCAATCGGGGCAATGTCGGCTGCAATCCGCTTCAAATCATCGACGGAATCTTGGACGCCGTTAAGCGCCGCTAATTTTACGCGAGCAGTAGCCGTCGCCATGTTCGCAACAACACCGGAAAAGTCGAACTCAAGCCCGCCCCCGCCACTCATACAATAACCTCCGTATATATCGGCTTACCGCTTGCGCCGCGCTTTACGTTGATTTCCTTCGGATTTCTCTCGATAGTAATTCCGAGTTCATTCGTAAAGACGATCGTGTCGGTCTGCCTTATGTCCGCAAGTTTATCGAAGAGGATGCGTGCTGATGCGACTATAATTTCGCTGTTTGTTACGCCAACGGAACGGTACGAGGTTAATTGCGAGCCTTCCTCGACGCGACATTTTAATTCGAAGGATTCGCTCTCTTGCGGGTTGCCCCATTCGTCAAGCCAATCGTCTGTCTGGTCGCCACTACGTATAATGGTGACGGTTTGTTTCATCGCCAATACCGGCATGCTACAACACCGTCCATTTCACGCGCTTGCCGCCGGAACTGCCAAGCGATACTCCGTTGGCTGTTCCGATAAGAGCAATCGCCGTCGTTGGAATAAGAGACTCGACCGAATCCTTGCCGCCGTCAAACGTGTAAGAGATTCCGGATACTGAGAACTGCTTGACGCCGTTTTGTTTCTGAACGTTTGTATCGTTAAAAGCAACCGCCAGCACAGCCGCAAATTCGTAAACCGCTTCGTCCGGTATCGTATATGTCGAATAGACGCGTGTCAGCGTTGCAAGTGCGACATTTAACAACCGTTGTTTTTTCGCATCATCACTGTCGATCCAATCGTCGATTACAATAACGTTCAATTCGATATAAGAATCCGCGTCAATAATGTTTACCGCCATTTAGCCCACCTCCGTTTATTTGCCGGAGGACTTTTTCGCTGGCGCTTTAGGCTTCGGCGTTTCCTCCGCTTTATCCACGCGAACAACGTCCGCTAAATTTTCGAGTGCTTTAATTTCGCAATCTTTTTCGGTGCTGAATTCACCGTTATAAAACTTGTGAAGTTCTCCGCAACAATAAAAGCCTAGTTCCGGAAATCTTGACGTAAATTTCGCCATGTTACCACCTCAAATAAAAAGCCCGCAGTCAGGCGACCACGGGCGAAATTATAAATCTATTACGCTAAGTTTTTAATGCGAGCGTGAGCTTTTTCTTGCTTGAATTCAAGAGTATACTCACCAACAAGAGTACCAGTTACATAGTCGCCTTGG